TGGATTTCGCCCTCCTTGAACAGATGGCAGGCGGGGATATTATTGCCTTGTCGGGCTGCATGGCTAGTTCTATATCTAGGGCTATTTTGGCGGGTGATACAGAACGCGCTCAAACGCTCTCAGAGCGTTTTATAGCCATTTTTAAAGACGATTTCTACTACGAGGTGCAGGCTTGGAATCCTAAGGAATTAAATGACGGGTTGTTTGATTTGGCCCAGACTTATGGAAGACCAGCAGTTGCTACTGCCGATTGCCATTTCCCAGCTCATAAGGATAAGGGTTGTGAAGAGATTTTGCTGATGTTGTCTCAATATCCAAGCCTTTCTGCGGCTGATCAAAGGCATGCTAAAGAACATGCTCATATTATGTCTGATATGTCTATTGATTTAGTGGCGAAAATCAATAATATGTATCCTAACCGTGGCTTGCGTTTTGACAAGATTAATCCTTATGTGGCGTGCGCTGATGAGGTGGCGTTGTGGTTTAAAGATGCTGGTTATGATCGTGTAGATATTTTGGAGAATACTTTGGAGGTTGCTGAGAAGTGTAATGCGTCTATGTCGCGTTATAAAAATTTGTTGCCCAAATATATGCGGTCTCTTAATTCTGATAATTATTTGAGAGAGCTGGCCGAGTTTAGGCTGGGTGAGTTAAGGTTGGGTGATGATTATAAGGCTCGTTTGGCCGAGGAGTTGGCTGTTGTAAAGCAGTTGGGTTTTGCTGATTATTTTTTGATTGTGTGGGATTTGATTAAGTGGGCGGATAATAACGGTGTGGGTCGGGGCACTGGGCGTGGTTCGGTGGGCGGTTCGGTGTTGGCGTTTTTGTTGGATATTACACAGGTTGATCCTATTAAATACAATTTGTTGTTTGCGCGATTTATTAACCCCGAACGTAATGATTATCCTGATATTGATTTAGATTTTGAAGATAAGCGGCGTGATGAGGTGCGTGCATATCTTGTGGAGCGCTGGGGTGCGGATAAGGTTGCGGCAATTTCAACTTTTGGTGAGTTCAAACCGAAGAGCGCTGTGAAGGACGTTGCGAGGATTTTACAGGTTCCTTTTGTTGAGATTAATGCGATTACTCCATTTTTTGAGACTATTGATGAATTGAAGGCCACGGACAAGGGCAAAGTTTTTATTAAGAAGTATCCTGTAATTCCTGCTATTGCTGAACGGCTGCAGGGGCGTGTTCGCAATGCAGGCGTCCATGCCGCTGGCATGGTGGTTTCTTCTGTGCCTTTAACTGAGGTGTGTCCTGTTGAGACTCGCAAAATTGCTGGTGATGCTGAACGCAATGTGGTTACTGCTTTTGCTATGGATGATGCTGAGGCTGTTGGTTTGATTAAGATTGATATTCTTGGGCTGAAGACTGTTTCTGTTATTAAGGATTGCTTGGCTGCCATCGATCATCGTTATTTTGGTTTGGATGTTAAAAAAGAATCGCTTGGTTTGGATGATCCCAAAGTTTTTGAAAACTTTAATGCTGGGAATACAGTGGGAGTATTTCAGACCGACGCTGCTGCATATAGGAATTTGATTGAGCGCATGGGCATAGATGATTTTAATGATTTAGTCGTGTCTAATGCTCTTGTACGCCCTGGTGCGCTTTTGTCTCAAGGTAAGCGTTATATTGACTGCAAGCGCGGTGAGGCAAAAGCTAGGTATCCACACGTTGTTGTTGAGGACATTTTAAAAGAAACCTATGGTGCGGTAATTTTTCAAGAGCAGTTGATGCAGATGGCTGTGTTGCTTGCTGGTTTTAGCTGGTCTGAGGCGGATTCTTTGCGTAAGATTATTGGCAAAAAGCGCGATGCCGCCGAGTTTGATAAGTTTAAGGAAAAGTTTGCTGCCAATAAATATTTGACAAAAGTTCAGTCTGAAAAGATTTGGTCTGAATTCGAAATGTCGGCATTGTATATGTTCAATAAGTCGCACGCTGTTGCGTACTCAATGTTGTCGTATCAGACGATGTGGTTAAAAATAAACTATCCGCTAGAGTATGTGTGGTCTCTTTTGTTTAATGAAGATGCAACAGATAAAATTACAGCGTATTTAATGGAAGCTCAGCGGCTTGGTGTTGAAGTGTTGCCGCCCGATGTGAATTTGTCTGAAGAGTTTTTTTCTATTGACCGCAAAGCTATTCGTTTTGGTCTTAAGAATGTTGCGGCTTGTGGTAATACTGCCATTAAAGAAATTTTTGCGAAGAGACCATTCGGTTCATTTGAAGAATTTAACAACAAATGCAGCAGAAGCGCTGTAAAGGCTCCGTTGCGTGAAAATCTTGATAAGGTTGGTGCCTTTAGTACGCTTGGATATGTTTCGCAATTTGATCATGAACGATACTATTTGCCAATTTTGGGTTTCCCTATTAAAGGCAAAGAACGTATTACGGAAATTGATGATATTGTTGAAAACGCTTCCGATTTCCATGAAATTAATTCCAATCTTACTTTAATTAAAGCCGTGGTTCGTTCTACTAAGAAAGCAAATAATTATTTGCGTATTGAATTTGAGGATCATTCTGGCTCTTGTACCGTTTTTGGTGAAAGAAATACAGAGGTTGCGCAGCGCGATTATCTATATGCATTGATTGGTGATAGAACATTACATGCATATTGTGATGTATATAATTACAAGGACTCTAAGCTGTATAACATTATGATGTTGAAGAAGCAGGGCGAAAATCATTTATATTCTTGGCTGTACCAGCATGGAATTGGTTTTGTAACAGACGAAAAGACACTCATGTATGTGTTTAACGCACGCATATTTACCACATCTAGTGGCAAGGAGATGGCTAGCGTGTATTGCTGGGATGGTCGTCAATTCTTTAAAATAGTAATTTTTGCTAATGTGTTAAAGAAAATTAAGCACAAATTGAAAGAGGGTGAATGGTACGCTGTTCGTCTCTCAGAGATTGAAGATAAGAATAGTTTAACGAGACTTGACTCATATAAGCTTGAGTCAGCTGATAAAATAATTACTATCGAAGATTATATCAAGAGAAAGAATTTGGTATATACAAAGGAGATATATGTTAATTGTAGATAAACGTCGCGGGGAGTTAATGCCCCAGCACGAAGTGGTGCCAACGCCGAGCATTGGCTTAAATAGAGCTCTTGGCGGCGGCTTAAATACTGGCGCTACACATCTTTTTTGGGGTACACCCTCTGTTGGCAAAACTACAATGTCGTTTCGTATTATGGCAACAGCGCAACAAATGGGATACCGTCCTGTAATTGTTGATTCAGAATCGTCTTATAATGATTCGTATGCCGCCAAGTGCGGTTTAAATATTGATGATGTTGTGATAGTACAGTCTACAATTGTTGAAGATATTTTAAAAAATATTTATGAATATTTGACACACCCAGAAGAAAAACATATTTTTTTATTTGATAGTCTTTCTAATATTATCAAAGAAGAATTTTATGATAAACCAGAAGGCGGCAAAGCAATGGGGCTTCAGTCCCGCTCTCAGGGGTTCTTGCTACAAAAACTTGTCAATTATTTGCACAAAGAACGAAATTTAATGATTTTTATTGCTCATCAAACGGTTGATCTTAGCGGAATGTATGCAATTACTAAAGCAAAGATGGGCAATACTGTTCATCACAACATGCACAATATTATTAAACTGTTTCTTTCTATGTCTAAAAACGAGATGGAAAGAGATCAAACAAATATGATTACAAGTCAAAGGGCTACTTGGACTATTGAGAAAACTAAGCAGCTCCCAACAATTGGTTCATCTGGTCATTATTATGTGCTTCCTCAAGCTGGGCAAATTGATATTAAGCGCGAATTAATTGATATTGCGACAGAGATGGATATTATTAAACGCCGTGGGGCGTGGTATGCTTATGGCGATAGCAAGTGGAATGGTTTAGGCAGCATTGAGCTTACAGAAAATCAAGTTGAAGAAATTAACAAACTAATTTTGGGTTGCGATAACTGATGAAAAGAACTGAAAAACAAGAAATTAAAAAAGATAAAGCCAAATCAGTAAAAAATTCTGGTCGCGGCATCAAAAAGGGCGACGCTAGATTTTATGAATTTCTTGTAGACTATAAACACAATAAAAAAACTTTTGTATTATCACATAAAAACTGGCTGTCGCTTAGGAAAGAAGCTTGGAAAGATAATTACAAATATCCCTGTGTTTCCGTTGTAATGGGCACCGACTCAGAAACAAAAGTGGCTATTATTGACTGGGAAGTGTTCAAAGAATTAATAGGAGATACAGCTTATGGAAAGAAAAATTAAGCGGAAGATCTAGTAAAATACGATCTGCGGAACGACAGAAAGGGCATCTAGTGCCAGATATCATTATTAATAGAGATATTCTTATTGCCCAGATGGGCGACAAGGCCGATGAATTTATTGAATGTCTTAAAATAGTTGAGGACATCATTAATAATCCTGACCATTACACGGGCATGCAGGCAATAAAATATGCCAATATATTAGCCGCATACCGAACCATGATGATTATAAAATCACAAATATTTAAGAGAAAGTCGCCAGTCATGGGTGAAAAAGATAAGTTTGCCAACGACATTTGGAAAACAATGTATGAAGCATTGGCTGAAAATATAAATGTATTAAAAATTGCTGCAAAAGGCAATATGTCATGAGATCGTTAAAAGCTTTAAAAACTAAAAAACAGACTGCGCCAGTAGAAAAACTGTCGGCATCCGCTCTAGAGCAGGGGCTTGTTGTCGCAATTGATGACCACTTGTTTAAGCGCAACGTATCATCTTTTAAGAAAGTTAACGGGTTTCACCCCAGTTATATAAATCAATGTGCAAGATATTGGTATTATTTATTTAATGGAGTAAATATAGAGACAAATTTTTCTGCACAAACGCATAGAATTTTTGATAACGGCAACTCGGTGCATGGTCGCCTTTATTCTTATTTTAGAGACATGGGCATCCTCCTGCAGGAGGAAATAGCAGTTCATTACGATAATCCGCCAATTGAAGGCACAGCAGATGGTATAATTAATTGGTATGGTGAAAAACTTATTGAATTAAAATCAATCAGTTCAGAAGGTTTTCATTACAGGCAAATATACAAAAAACCAAAAGACGAACATTATAGACAAGCTCAGATTTATATGGAATGTTTAAATTTGGACAGCGGTTTTGTAATTTACGAAAATAAAAATAATCAAGAAATTTTACCCATTTATGTAGATAAAGATCAAGAATTTATTAGCAAATTATTCACAAAATATAAGAATATTTATGGGAACTATATCAATCAGAGTATCCCCGAGCAGCCTTATAAGATTACATCAAAAAATTGTCAATCTTGTGATTTGCGCTCACTTTGTTGGTCTGGAGTCGATGAAAAAGGAAAAGAGGATTTGCAAGAATCATGATTGCAAAAAACAATTTGTAGCAAAAGTCTATAATAGTATTTATTGTTCACCAGATTGTCGCAGATTTGTTACAAATGCAAAATTATTAAAAAGATATTACGAAAAAAAAAGAAATAAAAATAAAAAAAGAATTTGTAAAACAAAAAATTGCACAACTATTTTAAGCAGATATAATAAAGAAAATATTTGTGAGAAATGCAAACAAGAACGCTACATAAAAAGACTCGCAGGGTGGGGTTGGGACGAAACAAAGCTTCGCGAGGAGATGCGTTAGTGTTAAAAACTTTAAACAAAACGCAACTTAATAAAAATATTATAATTGCAATAGACCCAGCATCTCATTCATTGGCTTGGGTAGTAATGGATATTAGTAAACCAAATATTATTTCTCATGGCAAAATTATTTTAACTAAAACTCAAGATATTTCTGTCAAATTTGATCAAATATACGCTGGATTAACTCGATTGTGTAAAGAATATAAGCCATCAATAGCTGTTATTGAACAATCGGTTTATATTCAAAATTTTCAATCCAGCAGAATTATTTCTTATATCATTGGATATTCTTGGGGCGTTTTAAACAAATATTGCAAAACTGTTATGGATGTAAATCCTATGATTTGGAAAAGAAATATTGGGTATAAAAATTTATCAAAAGAAGATAAATCTGTTTTAGATACGGAAATTAAAAGAAAAAAAGAAAGAAAACAAAGAGTTATTAAAATTATTGCAAAATACTTTGATGTTAAAGAAATTGAAGACGATGACATTACAGACGCAATTGGCATTGGTTTATGGTATTATCTGAGCAGGTCTGATCATGCCAGTTGATGTTTACAAAGATAAGTCTTGGCTTTATGAACATTATGTTCGCAAGCGTATGAATTTGACGGACATTTGCGATCTGCTAAAACAAACTTATAATATTCAAATTACTCCCCAGGCTCTATATAACTGGTGTAAAAAATATGATTTATTAAGATTTCGCGGGAAAGGTAGAAATTTGCGCAACACTGCGTTAAAAAGACCGCAATCATCTTTACAAAAACAAGTTGAAAAAATAAAACGAGAAAGAAGACGTAGAATACAAATGAGAAAAAAGGGATATGGTAATAGAAATGTCTAACAAGATGTCCAAGAAGGTAAAGATTTCTGATTTAACTCTTTTTGCTGAACTTGACATGGTATACAATCAAGTTCGTGTTCTTGAAGCAAAACAAAATGAAACAGAATACAAATGTCTCGGTTCGGGAAAGTGCTGTCAAATTGGATTAATTTTACCTATGATGGAGTGTGCAAATATTGCTTTCCATTTAAATCAACAATTTTACCTACATTTAGAAGATAAAGGCGAAAAGTTTGCTCAAGAATGGTTTGAAGGTGTTAAAAAATCTCTTATTGACGCTATGGACGATCCAGACTGGCAGTGGGGTGGTCCTACAAAACGATGGTGTGCGTTTTATAAAAACGGTTGCACAATTTATGGTTATCGACCATTGATTTGTCGCAGTTTTGGAACTATCACGCATGTAGATGAGTATTGCCCCCGCGTTAGAAATGCTCATGGAAACATTGATCATTTTGCTGGGGAACCAGTCCGTAATTTGGTCAGAAAATATCAATCTCTTTTGAAAAGCTTTGCAAAAGATAAAGATATGGCTTTTGATACAGTGGTATATATGCCGCTCGGTGTTTTAAGTTTCCTTCTTTCAGACGAAGAAATGATCTCTTTGTCGAAAAATACTGATGAAAAATTTTGGACAGCTGTTCAGGGGTGGTTTAACTACAGAGTTCACTATATTAAAGAGCATGGCTTAAGTATTGAAGAAATTCGAAAAGAATCTGAAGCCGTTGGTGTTGAGATTGCATTCAAAGTTGATCAAGAACCCTCAATTGTAGAATGATTGCCTGGATAACGTTCACTAATATAGGGCGTAACGAGGGATATTCTGACGTTGCTTACAATATTGTAAATAATTTAAAAAAATATTTTGAAATAGATTATATAAATCCTATTATAAATGATAGACCTAGCTCTATAGTCTTTAGTAATTCATACAAAATTTATATTCATAACAATTTGCCTACTCATTTTGATTATTTAGATGGTTACAATATTGGTTTTACATACTGGGAAACTAATTCTTTACCCAATCATTGGGTAGAAAAAATGAATCAAATGGATGAAATATGGACTACATCTAGATGGGCTAAATCAGTTTTTGAAAAATCTGGAGTGACCGCGCCAGTTTATAGCTTTGATCTCGGCATAAATCCAGATTTATATTATCCATCTAAGAGGCATCAAAAACCAAAATTTACTTTTATGTCAATTGGCTCCCCCTCCACTAGAAAAAATACCCAAATGGCGGTTTCTGCATTTTGTAATTTGTTTGGTAAAAATGAATTATATAATCTAGTGTATAAATCAAATGGAATGCCCGATGCGCGGTTCTATCATAAAGACGGCACTCGTTCATCATTATATAATAAACCTAGAATTAATGTAATTGATTCGCAATTAAGTGACTTGGATCTTAGTCTTTTGTATAATAGTGTTGATTGTGTATTATATCCAACAAGCGGTGAGGGCTGGGGGCTCCTTCCTTTCCAATCAATAGCTGCTGGTATTCCTACAATATGCACAAATGCTACTGGCTGCACAGAATATGCTGAACTCTCGGTCCCGTTGGATTATAAATGGTCTAAAATTAATATGAGTGGTATTTACGAAAATGCTGGCGAGTGGGCAGAGCCAAGCTTTGATGATCTATGTGATAAAATGTTATATGTAACTAAAAACTATGACAAGGTGGCTGAACATACTTATAAAGGTTCTCTTGAAATAGCCAAAAAATTTACATGGCAAAAAGTTATAGAGAAATATAAGAGAAGATTATGTCGGATACTAAATTAAAAACAACATCTCTCATAGATAAACTTAAACAAGTTGAAGAAGTTGGTTTATTGCATATAAAAGGATATTCAAAATCTGAAATTGCTGCATTGATGACGTTAAAAATTAACGAAGTTTCTGATTACATTGAAGAATATAAAACAATTTTAAATCAAAAAGCAGACGAAGATCCTTATTTTTTAGAAAAATTACAATTTAACACAATAAAAGCATTACAAGAATTTGATCAATTAAGCAAAGAAGCTTGGGAAACTATTATAATTGCAACAGATCATGGGATGGTTTCTGCCAGAATACAGGCAATTAAACTTGCTGGCGACATTGCTACTAAAAAAGCTCAATTGCATAAATTATTAGGTGGTAATCAGGCAGATAGTGAATACATCGCGCGAATGCAAAAAGCGGAAAATGTTAATCAAATATTGTCTAAGATTTTGCGTGATGTAATATCAAAACACCCAGCAGTAGCAGAACAGGTTAGAAAAGAACTTGAGATTGCTTTTGAAATCATGGGCAAGGAAGAAATAATTATGGCTGAAGAATCAAAATCTTTAGAAGTTGAAAACTAACATGAAACCGCATACTCAATTTTGTCAGAATTTGAGAATGGGTTTTGGTCCATATGTTTCAACTTGTCAGAATTTGAGAACGGGTTTTGGGCCATATGCCGCGACTCGTCAGAATTTGAGAACTGGTTTTGGGCCATATCGGCGCACTCTGTCAGAATTTGAGAACGGATTTTGCGTTTTATGTTCACAAAGTAAGGATTTTTTGTATGTCTGAATATCTTGGAATCAACCTGAATTTTGAGGATTTTGATAGATTGCTTCGACAAGATGAATTGATTGAACAACCAGTGAGTATTGAAAATTTTGTACAAGATAAGAAATACTTGGGGCTCCCCGCCCTTTCTGAAATTCAACTTGAAATTGTTAGGCATAGTACACAAATTTTTCGTTTACCAACGGTAATAAAACTTATGGGTGAAGAAAAAGGAAATGAATATTTTAAAAAATATACTAATAATGAAGTGATATGCATGCTGGGTAAAGGAAGTGGTAAAGACCACTGTAGCAGAATTTCAATCGCATATACGGCATATTTGCTACATTGTTTGAGAGACCCTCTCGGTTATTTTGGTAAAGCGAACGGTGTTTACATTGACATTTTGAATTTGGCAGTAAATGCTCAGCAGGCTCAAAGAGTTTTTTTCGAACCTTTAAAAAATCTTTTGTTGTCTTCGCCGTATTTTAATAGTATTGGTTTTGAACCGCGAGTGTCTGAAATATTTTTCTTTTCAAGACCTGTGCGTTGTTTTTCTGGTCACTCTGAAAGTGAAGGATGGGAAGGTTACGAAGTTTTAACTGTTGTTTTAGACGAAATATCTGCATTCAAAACAGATGCAGAATTGAAAGGCGATACAAGAGCTAAGGGATCAGCTTCTGCAATTTATAACATGAGTAAATTATCTGTTATGTCTCGCTTCCCAGAAGTTGGTAAAGTTATATTGCTTTCGTTTCCTAGGTATAAAGGAGATTTTATTCAACAAAGATATTATGGCGCTATAGAAAAAAACGAACCTAAAACTTGGTTTATTAAGGCAGCAACTTGGGAGGTAAATCCAACCATAAAAAGACAAGATTTGGAATCTGAATATATTAGAAATCCTATTGAGGCTGCAGCTAGATTTGAATGCAATCCTCCAAATATGGAAGACGCATACTTTAGAGATTCAGACCGTGTGAGGGAATCATTCTGTTACAGCGATAATCCAGTCGATGAAGATGGAAAATTTCATAAATGGTTTAATAATACCGATGGACATAGAAGATTTATTCATTCCGATCTTGGGTTTAATAGAGACAGGTCTGCAGTATGTATGACACACTGTTCTGGGTTTAAAGAAATAACAACTAGTATGGGAGTTGAGAAACTTCCTGTAATAAATGTAGATTTTATTCATTCATGGCAAGCGACACCAGGCGAGGAAATTAATTTCGCCTCAGTAAGGCAAATGATCGTTGAGCTTTGTCGTAAATTTGATGTAGGATTAGTAACATTTGACCGCTGGCAGTCTATTGAAATGATTCAAAGTTTAAGAAGTCAAGGCATAAATGCAGATTTTCATAGCGTAAAAAAAACAGACTATGATACATTATTAACTGCTATTTATGACGGCAGGTTGCGTGGATATTGGAATGAAATTTTGGTTGAAGACGAACTGCTAAAGCTTCGCTTGATGTCTAATAATAAAGTTGATCACCCGACAAAAGGATCTAAAGATTTGGCAGATGCTTTAGCTGGATCGGTATTTGCGAGTGTCTCTCATTTATCTATTGAAAACGAAGTTGAAATAGAAGTGCTGTCATTTGACGGTATAGATTCTGAAAAATATGATGGTTTAGAAGATTTTGAAAATGTGTCGATTTACAACCAAAATTTGAGAACGTTCGTGCCAGGATATAGACAGCAAAAAATTGATCCACAACAGTACGACAAATGGCTAGAGAACATATAGAATTAATTCAGAATATAATGTATTTTAATTTTAGAGTTGACAAGTGCTCCTGCTCTCAGTAGTGTGTGTCTCGTGCCAATGGCACTTCATATCCACACAGAAAGAGAAGAAAATGAACATCAAAGAAGCAAATACTTTCCCAGAAATTTCCCGTTCAGGCAGAACGTCTGAAGAGCTACAAAAAATTATTGACGCTCTTGTTTCGTCTAGCGAAACGGGAAAGCCATTTAACATTGAAAATGTTGAAATGGGTAAGAAGTACAATTCCCTTCAGCAAAGAATCAGGGCTCAAGCGAAGAAGCTAAATCTTCGTGTTCAAATTCATCTTGAGACAAGAACCAACACTTTGTTTTTTAGGGTTGTTAGTCAGAATGAAGTTTCTGTTAAATCTAAGAATGTTAAGGGCGTTAAGACGATTGACAAAATGTAATATTTAAGACTAAAAAAACGCAATTTTTTTATGGGCTGGCGTCAAGCCAGCCCATTTTTTTTGTATAATGGAGGCGTGGAAAAACCTCTTTTTGAAGAACAACAAATTACAATTACAAAGGAAATGACTAGTTCGTGGAATGTTTTTATAGCCATTCCATGTTACGATCAATTAATTAGTGAAACTACTTTTATGTCAGTTTTAAAAACTATTATGTTTTTTAAAGTACATGGTATTGATTTTGCTATTTCAACAATTAGTGACTCGCTTATCAGCAGAGCAAGAAAC